ATGGGAATGTTTATTTTTAGATTTGAAAGATACGAATAAACGCCGCCAAGTCTTATCATTATATGAAATATTTAAACATAATTATTCTCCTAAAAAAAGAAAACGAAGATTACCACTAGTATTACATGCTGTATCAATTATTACACATCCGATAAACTATTCCATTCCATTAATTAGTGATAAATCAATTTATATACAAACACAGTGTTATGTGAATAAAATTTTTGAATCTAAAAAAATACATGAAGTCAATAATATAGTCAAAGAAAAATTATCAAAACGAGCAACTGAACCAAAACGGCAAAAACAAGTTGAAAAGCAAATACAAAAAGAAATATTAAAAAATAAATTAGATTTATTTAATGAATTAGATTTTAATCTATAATACTAATATAATGGCAAAAAATATAATTGCAGAAGTTGTAGATGAAATCGAAGACGTTGTTGAAGATGGAATTGAATATTTAATGAAACCAGAAGTGTTAGCAATAGTTGGAGCAACATTATTATTTTTATTTTTTGCAATGTATTATATGAAAAGAGATGATGAAATAGAAGGATTTAAAAGTTAAAATTTAAAGTTAATTAATTTATACAATTTTCCAATATAATCAATATTTATGGACATATCGCGTATAGCTTTCCCTTGAGCGACCCGATGTACACCGTGCCATCGGTCGCGATGACCGGCGACGAATTATCTGGTAAACTGTCTATAAAGACTTTCCACTTTAATTTGCCGTTGTGATCGATCGCATACACATTTTTGTCGTTCGACCCGACGTACACCGTGCCGTCGCTTGCGATGACTGGCGAGCTATAGATCTCTTTTTTTGTAGCAAAACTCCATTTCAATTTGCCCGTTATGGCATTCATTGCATCCAGATAGCCATATTGTTTTTGATCCTCATAATTAGTAGTCGAATTACAGTACAACGTGCCATCGGTCGAAATTGCCGGAGAGCTCCAGCCCGATGGCCTATTCACCTTATCCCACATGATATTGCCGTCCATCGAGACCCCGTATGTATGATTATTGCTTGACGAGACGCACACCACTCTTTTATTGTCAATGAGCGGCGAGATGGCCGGCTTGGTGTAGATCTCGTCCCTCCCAGTCCCAGTGTATGTTTTTAATTTGACTTGCCATTTGATACGTTCCTTTAGCGAGCCTTCAAAATTAGTATCCCCGTTGATCGAGTACAGAGTGCCATCATCCGTGCCCACGTACACCGTGCGGCTTCCTTCATACTCGTCAATAAGCGGCGCGCCGCTGCCAACGCCTATGTTAATAAACCAATTCGATGAACCATTCTCTGTATTAAACGAATATAGAGGCCCTCCCTGTGTCTTAATGTACATCGTACTGCTGTCGTTTGTAATAGCCATCTCGCTAAAGATTGGTTCGGCAATTTTAACTTTCCATTTTGGTTTGCTGTTGGGATAGATCGCATATATAAATCCGTCTCTCGTCCCAATGTACACCGTGCCATCGACCGCAACGGTCGGCGGATGCTCCCCCCCAATCCCGGTCATCGACAGTTTCCAATTCGGATCACCCTTTGGATTGATCGAGTATAGAATGCCATTTTCCGAGTGCACGTAAACTGTATTCTCGAGTCCGATGGCCGGGCTGAAAGCATAGCTTTGTTCGCCTATGTCGAAGGTCCATTTTATGGCACCAATATAATCATTATTACAATTTATAGGTTCGGATTTACACCAAATTTCTGCAAATTTACCCTCACAACCAGCTTTAATCAAATCTCGTTGATTATTATTAGCACAAACATTACAATCCTTGACAATTGATTTTTGATTTTGACAATATCGTACTAATGCATTATTACAAGATACAGGTACAGATTGACCACCAACACTAAAACCATTACCACTTAAAATTTCAAAAATTAAGTATCCAAGTAAAAATGCAATTAAACATTTAATAATAAGATATTTAGACATTTATAATATATATATTATTTTTATTATGTTTTAATTTTTTATTATATTTAAAACTTATTTCTTTATTTAGTTTAATGGACAATTTACCAATAGAATTAATAGAAAATATATACAATTATGTATGTAAAGATAATGATGCAATTTTTTGTTATAAACTAAGAACATTAAATACTGCTTTTTTAAAAGTGGTTGATAAATATCGAGATGGTTTCAAACATGTGTATTTTCCAGACAGATTGTTCATAAGAGCACAATATCCTGTTTTTAAATGGTTTTTTGAAAATTGTTTATATTTTGATTATAATGATTTAATAAAACTAATATTATACAATAGATGTGATATTTTAGAAAAATCAATTGAATACAAAACAAACCGAAATATCATGTTTACACGAAGAAATGTATTTGATATGAGATTTTACTTTACCTCTTTCAATATATTTAATTTACAAGGAGTTAGCACATCTTTAATCTTATATGCTTGTGAATGTAATAGATTAGATATAGTTAGATTTTTATTAGAAACTGATAGAGGTAAGTGTTATAGTTCACAAATAACAAATGCTGTTCGAGTATGTGTAACAAAACGCTATGTTGAAATATTAGATTATTTAATGTGTAACTATTCAAACTATATTCGTAATTTTCATAATTTTATCACATTTTGCATTAGTTCACTAGAAAATGAATTTATAGACACATTTGTTTATTTATTAAATAACAACAAAATTAATATGACAGATTCAATGCGTAATCAATTATTAATAAGTGATATAGATGATAATCGTTTAGTTGAATATTTATAACTTAAAACTACAATTATAATAATAAATAGATGTAATGAATAGAAACGATATTAAAATATTATTATGTTTAAATCGTTTTTTACCCAATGATATATCAAGATTGATCATAAAATTTAAACGTGAAAGTGAGTTTAACGATGCATTAATTGAACGAACGGAAATAGATTTTCATAATTGGTTAGAATATGATATAGATATACGAAGTTATTTAGGCAGTGTTATGATGAATTATCAAAATAATATTGTTTATCATAATTTAGATTATATACAAAATAAAATACATGAATCATATTTATATGGAATATCATATTATGATTATTACAATTATTATGAAAGAAATCGCAATTTATTAAATATAAATCGTTATTATGTTCGTAATGTTCCACTAAGAGATTGCTATCTTTCAAAATGGTATAAAACAACTGAAAAAAATAATTTACCTTGGAGAAGAATTCATGATTTAATTAAAATTAAAGATCTTATCAAAATATTTGTTTATGATGAATATTTAGAACAAAACCATCAAATTCAATCTTTTATTAGAGAAACTACATTTAAGGAAAAGATATTATTGATGAATAAAATTGGTATAATATGGCATTATGATTTTTTTTATGGTCATATTTATTTATTTGATTCAAATTATCAAACTATTTGAAGATATTTAAATATAAATAATCTATATTATAAAAGAAGATGAGAGTTGAAAAAAGAGATGGATCAATTGAAGAAGTTTCATTTGATAAAATTACAACTCGTATTGTTAGTTTATGTAATGATGTAAAATTATTACCTTTAACTGAAATTGATCCACAATTAGTTGCACAAAAAGTAAGTTCTGAAATATATGATGGTGTTAAAACAGTCGAATTAGATTTATTAAGTTCAGAAATCGCAATATCACTATATACACGTAATGTTGAGTACAAAGAATTAGCATCAAGAATTGCTATTTCAAATCATCATAAAAATACTAAAAATACATTTTCAGAAAAAATAGTAGATTTATATAATTATACTAAAGCAGGTGAACCTAAACCATTAATAAATACAGAATTATATAATGTTGTTACAATGTATCGTGAAAGAATTGATACATATATAGATTATTATCGTGATTATGAATTTGATTATTTTGGATTTAAAACATTGGAAAGAAGTTATTTATTAAAAATTGATGATCAAATAGTTGAAAGACCACAAGATATGTTTATGCGTGTTGCTCTAGCAATCCATATTGATAATATTGAATTAGCATTCAATACATATGATATGATGTCAAATCGTTATTTTATTCACGCTACTCCTACACTTTTTAATGCAGGTTCACAATTACAGCAATTTTCAAGTTGTTTTTTATTGACAATGGAAAGTGATAGTGTTGTTGGTATTTACAATACATTAAAAGATTGTGCACAAATCTCTAAATATGCAGGTGGAATTGGATTATCAATTCATGATATTCGTGCAAAAAATTCATTTATTGCAGGAACAAATGGTAAATCAAATGGAATTGTTCCGATGTTGCGTGTATTTAATGAAACTGCTCGCTACATAGATCAATGTGTTGTACCAGAAACAATTATTTATACATCAAAGGGATTAAAACAAATACAACATTGTGATAAAGAAACTGAAATATTTACAACAAATGGATTAGAAACTATTGAAAATATACTTGAACATTCATATACAGGTGAAATATTAAAAATAGAAACAATGCATTCAATCCAAAATTTAAAGATTACACCCGAACATCCTGTTTTGTGTTTGAAAAATCAAAAAACTGGAACAAATTACAATACAATTATAAATAGATTAGATCACAATTTAATAAATAATGAATATGTTGATGCAAAACATTTAACATCAGATGATATGTTAGTATTTAAAATACCGGAATATGAAGTAGATGATGTTTATATCACAGAAGATGATTGTTATTTATATGGTGTCGTGTTGGGTGATGGATGTATGAATAATTCCAGTTATAGTTGTTATGTTTCATTGGATAAAACGAGTAAACGCCATATATCGGATTGGATTGAAACATATTTAAATAAAAATTGTATTAAAAATTATACAACAACAAAAGACAATACTGTTAGAATATATTGGAATCGTAATACTATCATTCCATTCAAATATAATGATATATATGATGAAAACCGAGAAAAATACATACATCATAAATGGTTGAATTTGCCTATAAGTAAAATACAACATATTATTAAAGGTTTAATTGATACGGATGGGTGTCGTCACAAAGAATTGACTTTTGATAATACATCATATAAATTAATTGAATCTTTTAGATATTTATTATTGAGGATGGGGATTCCAACAAGTGGATATATTCGTGATCGCATTGGTGAAAAACATGAAACGAAATACGGTGATATAATTGAAAATAAAAAAATATCATATACAATTCATATTCCTAAAACACAAATTATATCTGATTTATTAAAAATCGAAAAAGGTAAATTTTTCAAATATTTTGTACATAAAAATTATATTTATACAAGAATAAAAAGTATTGAAAGTGATATATTCAATGGAGTATTATATGATTTACAAATGAAAGAAACACATAATTATATGATACATAATGGAATTGTTCACAACGGCGGCGGGAAACGCAATGGTTCATTTGCTATATATATTGAACCGTGGCATGCAGATATTTTTGATTTTCTTGAATTAAAAAAAAATCATGGAAATGAATTAGAAAGAGCAAGAGATTTATTTTATGGATTGTGGATACCAGATTTATTTATGGAATGTGTCCAAAAAAATACCGATTGGTGTTTGTTTTGTCCAGATAAATGTCCTGGATTAAGTGATACATATGGATCTGAGTTTGAAACATTATATCGTGATTATGAATCACGTGAAATGTATACACAAAAAGTAAGTGCTCAAAAACTTTGGTTTAGTATTTTAACAAGTCAAATTGAAACTGGAACACCATATTTATTGTATAAGGATGCATGTAATCGCAAATCAAATCAACAAAATCTTGGAACAATTAAATCTTCTAATTTATGTACGGAAATAGTTGAATATACATCACCAGAAGAAAGTGCAGTTTGTAATTTAGCGTCTATATCATTGCCTAAATTTGTAATTGAACCTGATTATAAAGAACACGAATTAGTGATATATTCAAAACCAAATTGTATTTATTGTCTTGCTGCAGAAAACTTTTGTAAACTATATGGTATTGAATATGAAAAACGATCTTATAATGATATAACGATTAGTCCAGAACAACCCGTTGGTGTAACATTTCCAAAAATATATACAAGTCGCAACGAGTTTATTGGTGGATATACTGAATTAGAAAAGTTTTTTAGACCCAGTTATGATTTTGAAGGATTGAAAAATACTGCAAAAACTTTAGTAGTTAATTTGAATAATATTATTGATCGTAATTATTATCCTACAGAAAAAACACGTAGATCAAATATACGCCATCGTCCTATTGGTATTGGAGTTCAAGGATTAGCAAATACATTTTATCGATTAAGAATAGGATTTGATTCACCAGAAGCGCGTGAATTAAACAACAAAATATTTGAAACTATTTATTATGGTTCATTAGAACAATCCGTAGAAATTGCAAAAAAGAGACAAACCGTTATTGAAACATACAAAATGATGATAAGTGATATTAAAAGTGAAATATATGAATTAGAGATTATTAATTATAAATCTAAATACAATATATTAGATGCAGAAATTGAGAGAACTGAATATTTAGGAACATATTCAACTTATATTGGATCACCTATTTATAATGGTAAATTACAATTTGATTTATGGAATGAAACAGTAGATGACAGTTTAAATAACTGGACTGATTTACGAAAACAAGTTGGTGAATATGGTGTTCGTAATAGTTTATTGGTTGCTCCAATGCCAACTGCATCAACTTCTCAAATAATGGGTAATTTTGAATGTTTTGAACCAATTATATCTAATGTTTATACAAGACGTGTTTTATCTGGAGAGCATATGGTTGTTAATGATTATTTAGTTCGAGACTTAAATCTTTTTGGATTATGGAATCCAGATATGAAAGATCGATTAATTGTTGATTCAGGTTCTATTCAAAGTATACCAGAAATACCTGATTTATTGAAACAAAGATATAAAACAGCATGGGAAATAAAACAAAAATGTTTGATTGATATGTCTGTTGATAGAGGAAAGTTTATATGTCAATCGCAAAGTTTGAATTTATTTATGGAAGCACCTAACTTTTCTAAACTAAGTTCTATGCACTTTTATGGATGGAAACATGGATTAAAAACCGGAATGTATTATTTGAGAACAAGACCATCAAGTAAAGCAATTCAATTCACTGTATCACCTGAGGTTTGTGAAAGTTGTAGCGCTTAATATTTAAAAATTATATTTATAATAGTTAAATAATGGATTCATTAACAGATATTGATTTTTTGAGTAAATACGATGAATACAAAAATTCAAAGAAAGAAAGTATCGAAAAATTGATAATGTTTTTAAATTCATTAACAGTAAATAAAAATTATCATAATAAAAAAATGACAAAATATTATAACAATAGAGACAATTCAATTAAATCAATAAATAATTTTTTAAACAAATGTTCTGTATCAAACATTGAAAAAATTAAAATTGAAATATTTAAATGTATTGACAAAAATATAGTAAATGATGTTTTACAATCTATAATAGATAAATGTATACTAGAACCTGGATATACTGATTTATATATCAAAATAATTAAAAGCATACAAGACGAATACAAAGTTGATATATCAAGTATTATTGACAAATCAATTGAATCTGTTTATATTGAAAAAATATATACAAAAGATTATGATGGATTATGTGAATATAATCGTTCTAATGATAGATGTATTGCATTGAGTTTATTAATATCTAAATTAGAAAAAAATGATTTATTGAAAAATTATACTAAATCTATTATAAAAAAATGTTTCAATAAAATCAATATTGAAAATGATGATACAACATTTAAATATATCTGTTGTTTATTTACAATTTTTGAATCAAATCCATTATTGATTCATATTTTTGATAAACAATTGTTAGAATTAAAAAAAAATATAAAGTGTAAAAAAACTTTATTTCGTTTAATGGATATATTAGATTTAAAGAAATAATATATAATACTAAATATTATGAATAATATATATTATGCTCCTGCAAATTTAAACAATACTAGTTATATATCTGGAGGTATTGGAGATGAGATAGAAGGTATAATGATTAATTCAGATACTACATTTGTTGAAACAGATAATCGTTATAATGAATTATATGAAATTAAAAAGGAACTTTTAAAACATTTAAATGGTGACATTGATTACAGTGTTTTAGGAATTGATGAAGAGTTTGAAAATGAAACCGTTGATGATGAATTAATAAAATTATTTAATCAATTTGTAGTTAAGTTCAAAAAACACCAAGCAGAATTAATTGATACGGAAAACATATTATTGAAAGAATTAGAAAAAAACCGCCAAGATGTAAAATTAATTGATACTATGATGGAAAATGTAAAAATATTACAAAAAGATTATCCAGGTGAAACAGATGTAACTGAAAAATTAATAGAACTAGGAAAATCTATACGTGATAATAGTAAAATTGGAGAGATACGAAAAAATTATATAGTTTCTAGAAAATCTATAAATTCTGATTTAAATTTCATTCGCTACATAAATCGTTTTAATAAGAATAATACGTGTGTATTTTGTTATTCAAATAGTGTAGATGTATTTTTTGATCCATGTGGTCATACATGTTGTCGTGAATGTAGTGATAATTTGTCAGACAGTAAACGATGTTTCATTTGTAGAACTTCAGTACATAATGTAAAAAAATTATATTTTAGTTAATTATGTATTTGTATATATTATTGATGGCGGCAATTATCTCATTTTTAATATATAAATATACAACTGCACAAAAGAGAATACACGAGTTTGAAGGTGAAATAGCAAAAACACCAGAACAAATACAGCACGGTTTAATGTTTCGTAAAGAAAAACTTGGTGATAAAGTGGGTATGTTATTTTTAATGAAACTTGATAATCATTCTTTTTGGATGAAAAATACATATATTCCATTAGATGTCATATTTTTAGACCGTGATATGAGAGTAGTTGGATTTGTAGAAAATACAACACCACTGTCACTAAAATCTATATCTATAGACAAACAATCTCAAAATATTTTAGAAGTTAATAGTGGAACAGTAGATAAATATCATATAAAAAAACGAGATAAAATCGTATTTACAGAAAAAAATCCATAAAGATGGATTAGTTTTTCTTTTTTTTTACATAAGTCACATAGTTACACACTTTTTTTTCACTTTTTTTATGTATCAAATGCTGATGGAACACCGGCACGATGCTTATCAACTTCTGAAGCAACAGGCATTTCAATATCCTGATGCATATCCGCAATCGGAGCAAGATTTGGATATAGTTTTTCATTCTCAATACCCATTCTTTTCAACTGCTCCACCAAGTAATTCATCTTGATTGCTGCATTTTTCCATTTTGTCATTTGATTTTCTGGAAGTTTGATTATGATTCTTTGAGTTGGAGATTCATAAATAGTTTTTTGAAAAACATGACGTCTATTTGGCATTTCATTTATAGATACAGATGGATCAAGCATTTCACATGAAAAGTAGAGTTTTGTTCGAGGACCTAAACGGAAGTTTGAACGAGTGGTTCGGCCGAGTGGATCCACACTTATCGTATGTTTTGGTAAAAATGTATCTCTTTCTGCCCAGTAAACATAAACTATTTTACCAGTTCTGTTATCATAGTTACGAAATGCTTGTATTTGTGGACGATTGGATACTGCAACAACCACACGATATTCCCTTGCTTGTAGACGCGCCGCAATTATTGCATCTCGGTCAGTGCTTGGCAATAGTTGATCTTCTGTTTGAGTATCAGATTGAGCTCTGCGATTTGCCACCACTTCTGGTGGTGGTGGCATTTCTTCATATTGAGGTGCTGGTTGATTTCTAGAGTTAATTCCAGCAATGTATCGTATTGCTTCACCCTCCTCAGTTCGTAGCAAAGTAAAATAGTGTATTTTTTCATCTACTGTCATAAGATGTTGATAATTTTCACTATTTTTGCGAATCAAGTATGCGCGGTAATCACCACCAATCCATGTAGTATCTTTCCATAGGATTTCCCAGTCTTGAATTGTTATCTCTGGATGAGTCAATCTTGGATGATGACTCATACAAGTTCTTCGGTTGTGTCCACCCTGTCCACATAGACCACAAGGCATTTTGTCTTTTCTTATACCTAATTGATTTATAGATATTTTCAAATTCTTGAGAGATTTTGTATTATTTTTTGAAAAATGATGTTTTTTACATTATTATAAATTTGAATATATATATTTAAATATATATCACTATATATAACAAAAATGAGCAG